GTAGGTGCCGCCACCGTGCGCGGGTTGGGTAGGTTGGTGTTAGGTGCTGGGTCAACTGTAGTCTCTTCCCCATTGCTCCAGTCCCACACTGCGCTTGCGGTCTCGCGTAGTGTCAGGTCGTAGCCTAGTGCATACGCTCCATCAGTTTCTCGCGGAACGAACGTAGAGTTGACTACCTCGAACACTTTTGATGTCCAGCCGTAGCGAGCTAGGGTCACCATGATGTTGTCCCCTGCTTGGACGTTCGCCGCTCCTAAGTTGCACTTCAGTTCTACTGCGATTTCCTGCCTGACTCGCTCCAAGTTCATCTTGGTAAGCCTCTGAGCAGTGCCGTTACTGGTGACAAAAGCCCACTCGAAGTCCCTCCATATCTGCACCCCGTTATCTGCTGCCAAGTATGTTGCGTTGGTGATTGCCGGGTAGTCAGCTGGTTGCCAGTCAGTCTCCGGTCCTATGTAAACCCCTTTACCTGCGTTGAAGATTTCGCTCTTGCTCACCCGTGTCTGGATACTCACCGGTCCGATTAAATATGACTCGTCGATGGTCACCGTGGGAGTTCGGTATGCCCCCGCGTGGATGACCCACTTACCCCCTATGAACCCGCAGAACCCTGCCCCTGATGCGGTCATCTGCTCGATGGCGTCACCAGGGGCGGTGTTCGACAAGATTGCCCCACCCACCGCATACCGCTTCTCTGTGCTGGCATCTGAGAGGGTGACCTCTTCATCTGCGACGTTTGCAGCTGCGTTCAAGTAGGTCTGGTCTAGTCGTGTCGTGAGGTCGCCTAAACCTAGTGGTGACGTTAGGTAGTCGGCTAGGCAAAGGGCCCAGTTAGCTGAGTAAGCCGTAGTAGATGTGCGGTAGTCATACACCAGCTTGCCCTTGACTAGAGCCGATACATTTGGCCAACCGCTGGGAAACTTCTCAGCGTTCCACTTCAACCTGACATACACGTAGGCGATACCTCGTAACCGGTGCTCTGAGGTCCATCTAGCTGAGTCTGAAACTAGATCCGCGTCGGCAGTCTGGGTTGGTGATCCTAGGTGTTTCTTCACTCGGGCATACCCGGCAAACGGCGAGTTAGTCACTTCCCCGTCGCCGTCTAGCGTCAACAACGTATCGTTAAAATACACAGACGTTATCTCCTCCACTTGATGCCCTGCCAAGGCTATGATCATGTGGACGTATTCGTTTTTGGTGCCTGTTACGTCAATGAATACCATCGGTCCTGACGTCTTGATTTGCCCATAGATCAACTGTCTCGGGTATGCTGCTTCCCGCACCATATAAACTCTCCCCTTGTTCAGAGAGGCTTTAGACTTCCGTTGCTGGATGGATGAGTAGGTTACCGTAGCTAGCACGAATACCATCCTCCAGAAGTTAGCTATGACAAAGTTCCCAACTACTGCTAGAACACCTGCAGACGCCCCGACAGCTGCTAAAGCGGCTACAGCATATTGTGCGACGAAAACTGCTACTTGGGGCATATCAGGAAACCCTCCAAGCTCTTTCGATCAAGTCAACTCCTATAAAGATCATCCCCTTTTCGCTGATGAAGGCGTGTGCGTGCCCTAGGCAGACTCCCGCACAGATTTGGCCTCGTGCGTCCACATGCGTGACAACATCCCCTCTGCTGGCAAGGTTTGGGTGAATAGATACATCCCCTAGTTGTCTCCCGATCAACCCAGTCACCCCGCCATAGGAATTTAAGATCCTCTTCGCTCCAAGAGCCGTGTTGTAGGTAGCTCTGAACTCGGCCGCTAAGTCTCTCCCGGTGACAGTCTCAACGCAGTCCGCCGCCCATAAAAGGCAGTCGTTCGTGCCCCATCTAAACGGTTCATGTCTACGGTCTTCCACCAGCAAGCTGAGTCGTGATGTCCAGTTGTTTGTCCTCAAAATACATCCCTCTGTGAAATTGTTGAATTGCCTGACGACGTGGTAGTCGATGGGGCTGCAATGCCCCACGGAATCTGTTTATCCTGCAAGCTTATCACGTATTCCAACCCTAAGTCTCCCGGATACTCGCGTATCTGCTCCTCGTGGGTGTAACGCCTCTCTTTAGGCCGCTGGAGGTCTATTAGCGAACTCTCTATGTTGATAGAGATTGATCCAGTGTCTCCTGAATCCTCTATCGCCATCGTATCCATCCTGCCAGCCAGAACTGTGAATGGTGCGTCGGTGACACTGTGATTCGATTGGTTGATGAAGCCTAGATAGAGTGTGCATGGCCTATCCCTATACTCATAGGTGAGCGCGAGGGATATGATTGTCGAGTCTATTCCATTGAGCCCTACTGTCGCCGAGTTGGCTTGGATAGCTCCTGTCTCCGACACGGGGCTGATGCTTGCAAAGGATCCAGCACCGGTCCACGTCTGGCTGTTCCAAGCCAGATCGCCGTAGCCGCTCCAGAAGCGCACCGTCCCTTCATCGAAGACCGCCTCGAATAGGAATATCGGGTAAACTGTATCGGCTGCGATAGCTGCCTTTGTGTCTGTTGAGATGTCTCGGGCCATTAGAATGATTCCGATGCGGTGAACGAGATGCCTGAGTAGATGCGGTCTGAGTTGAGTTCCCAGCTTGGCATAGCCCCTTGCATCCGCCAGATGCCTGTAGGGCTGGATACTACCAGCGAGGTGTTGTCAGCGAAAGCGGTGCGAATGCGTGGCCATATCTCTAAGGTGGCGTCCCCTGCCCCATCACTGTCCGCGTCAGCGACCACTTTGACCAGCTGCCTAGTGCTGCCGGTGCCTACCTGCAACCAGTCACCCGCTTTGAGGATGCCTGTCTGGGAGGTAGTCCAGCCGTCTGTGATGAGCGTGTTGCCGGTCTGGCCGGCACCTTTGATTACCGGTTCCCCGGTAGCTATGCCTCTCGCTGTCGTGTATATCGGGTCTCCTATATAGAACGTCCCTTGCGCCCCATTGAGCGAGAGCAGTTGACAAAGCACTGCCTCCGCGTCGGCACGGGTCTTCGCAGCTAGTTCTACTGAGATGACCCACATCTGTTTCGAGTAGACGTAGGTCTTTTGTTGCCCTGTAAACAAGCTGTTGTCTTGGGCTACTGCTGTCTTCGGCTCAAAGCGGATCGACTTGATGTTGGCCGTATCTAAAGTGATTGGGTAGGTGGTAGCCATGTTATGCGAACCTCATTTGGTTACGTGATAGGGCGTCTTGAACAGCGGCTTTGGTCATCTTGATCATCTCAGGCACCATCTTCCCTAGGTCCGAAGCAGTGACTCCCCCAGAGTAGTTCTGGGTGATGTTGAAGATGGTGGCCGGGGCGGAGTTCCCTCTGTTGTTAGGGCTTATGTGCCCGCCTGAGTATGCCGCCGTGATCATTTCAGGACCTTGCTCCCCAACCATGCGAGTCTCACCTTTCCAGATCGTGCCGCCGGTAGCTGTTGTCTTACCCGCACCAAACCAAGCTGGTAGCAAGGATCCGCCTAGAGCTGACGCCCCGAACAGGTTCATGAGCGGGTTGACGATAGCCATCCGCGCAGCTATCTCCAGCATGGTCCGCGCAACGATGTTGGCTAACTCGTTAAAAGCGTTCTCGCCTGTCAGAACCATGTCCGCCATCGACTGGCTAGCTCGGTCAGATACGCTGTTCCACATCTGGGAAACTACCTTCTGTAGCTCACCTATTTTCTCTTTCATATCCTCGGGTCTCAGGCTATCGATAAGCTCCTCGTTAATCTTAGCCATTGCCCGTTTATGGGTTTCCGAGCTGATCAGTTTGTCATCCAACATCCCTTGGAACCGGACTTTCTCGTCATCGAACAGCTCTTGAGGCGTCCGCAGGCTTTCCTGCAAACTCTTGCCTAGCCTCTGAGCAGATATAAGCTTGGCTGCGTCGGCTGCGTCGGCATCAGCCACTTCTTTAGCTAGAGCGGCTTTGTTAAATATGTATTGGTCAGACTTCGCCTGGGCTAACTCCATCTGATGCCGTATTGCATCTGAACCCTGTTTAGCTTGTGCCCGTATGATGTCGTCGGAAGCTTCTTGAGCATCCTTCTTAGCCTTGGCCACTGCTGCGGTGTCTGTGACTACAGGGATTAAGGCTTGGGTTTCCAGAGCTTTAAGCTTCACGAAGCTTTCACTCAGTTCATCTAAATCTCTCTGCGCACGTCTTAAGATTGCGATATACCCTATTAACCCCTGCCCT